ACAACTGGCACAAGTTTGATAGACACAAAGGTCTGCCAAAGAAAAAGTTCCGTAAAGACGATGAGACTGAGGATAAATCCGATGTAATGGATTCTTTTCCTGACAATTCAGATGAAGAGGCACGTCAGCTGCACGAAGAGGATGAATACATCCGTGACATTATTTGCAGGACTCTAAAGGAAAAACAGGCAGAGCTACTTATAGCTATCATCTTGGATGGGGTGTCTGTAACGGAATATGCAAAGTATGAGGGTGTGTCAGTCAGTGCTATTTCACATCGTATGGAAACGGCAATTAAAAATATCAAAAAAGTTTTTCCGAAATCCTCAACTTTCCCCTCTTCCCAAGGCTAAAAGGTAGAGGGCAGCAAATAAACGCTCTCGGAAAGAGGTGAACAACATGAAACACAATTTGCGAATCAGTGTTTCAAAACATCCGCAGTCTGGCGGGATTGTTTCCTGTCGCAATGTCACCATAAGGGAGCGTTTCCTTCGTTTCTTTCTTGGTGATATGCAGAAACTGACCATCCTTGTTCCGGGTGACACCGTCCAGGAACTCGCCATCTACGAGACCCAGGAAGGAGGAAAAAGCCATGAGTAAAATCAAATTACTCCTTGATGTGGTTTCTGGTATGCGTTCTTTGGCAGACAGCTTGCAGGCGGTTGCAGATGTGATGATGGAAAATGAACCTACAGAAACAGCAGAACCAACCACAGCTAAAAAAGAGCCTGAGCCGAAGAAAACGGAAAAGCCAAAGAAGAAGGAAATCACGCTAGAGGAAGTCAGAGCCGTACTTGCTGGGAAGAGCCAAGCTGGACTCACCGCCGAAGTGAGAGAAATCATCAAAAAATACGGCGGCTCTAAACTGAGCGAAATTGCCCCGGGGCATTACGCAGACATCTTGAAAGATGCGGAGGTACTTGGCAATGAGTAATCACGCAGTGCTTTCCGCATCCGGGTCGCATAGGTGGCTCCGCTGCCTTCCATCTGCACGATTGGAATTGGAGTTCGATAATAAGGAATCCAACGCAGCAGCCGAAGGCACCGCCGCCCATGCTCTTTGTGAGCATAAACTCCGCAAAGCACTTCACATTAGGAGCAAGCGTCCTGTTTCGGATTATAACACCGATGAGATGGAAGAACACAGCGATGCCTATGTGCAATTCATAATGGAGCAGCTTGAAGTCGCAAAACAAAGCTGTAAAGATCCACTGGTACTTATCGAACAGCACCTTGATTTTTCCTGTTATGTGCCACAGGGGTTCGGAACCGGTGACTGCATCATCATTGCGGACAAAAGTCTGCATATCATCGATTTTAAGTATGAATGGGAATCTTGGTGGATGTGGTGGGAAATCCGCAGATGAAATTATATTCACTTGGTTCTTTGGAAATCTACGACAGTCTGTATGACATCGAAGAGGTTTCCATGACCATCTTCCAACCACGCAGAGAGAATATCAGTACATGGACTATACCGGTAGGGGAATTAAATGATTGGGCAGAAAATGAGCTGAAACCGAAAGCAAGGAAAGCATATGACGGTGATGGTGAATATCTCCCTGGAGAGTGGTGTACCTTCTGCCGAGCAGCGGTAAAATGCCGTGCAAGGTCGGAAGAAAAGCTGAAACTGGCAGAGTCAGAGTTTAAGATGCCACCGCTACTTACGGACTCCGAAATTGAGGAAGTTCTGTCCAAACTATCTGACCTTACAAAGTGGGCAAATGAAATCATGGCTTATGCCACAGATGCTGCCATCAATCATGGTAAGGAGTGGCACGGGTTTAAGGTAGTCGAGGGCCGTTCTATCCGCAAATATAAGGATGAAGATGTTGTTGCAAAGACAGCCAAGGCAAACGGCTACAAGGATATCTTCCACCAGAGCCTCATTACCCTTACAGAAATGCAGAAGCTGATGGGCAAAGCGAAATTTGAGAAACTTCTCGGTGAACTCATTTATAAACCATCGGGCAAGCCGACTCTGGTTCCAACATCGGATAAGCGTCCGGCTATGAATGTATCAAACGTATATAACGAATTTAACGAAATATTGGAGGAAAAAGATTATGAATAATCAGAATAGCACTAAGGTTATTACAAGCGTAAGCACCCGTCTCAGTTACTTCCATGGTTGGGAACCAGTATCCATCAATGGTGGATCGGAAAAGTACAGCGTATCGGTATTGATTCCCAAGACAAATAAGGAAACCATCAATGAAATCAACGCTGCAATAGATGCAGCTATTGAAGAAGGCATTGCAAAGTTTGGCGGTAAGAAACCGAATAAGGCTACCATCAAGATGCCACTTCGTGATGGTGATGTAGAACGTGACGATGAGGCTTACAAGGGTCATTATTTTGTAAATGCCAACAGCAATACTGCACCTCAGATTGTAGACAAAGCAGTCAGACCTATCCTGGATCGTAACGAGGTATACAGCGGTTGCTATGCAAGAGTATCTTTAAATTTCTATGCTTTCAACTCTAACGGCAACAAAGGTGTAGCCTGCGGACTTGGCAATATACAGAAGATTAAGGATGGCGAGCCTTTGGGTAGCAGAACCAATGCTGGTGATGATTTCAACACTGTTGAAGATGATGATTTCTTGGCATAACAGCTGAATAACTAATCGAACGAGGTGGCGGAGGGTGTTCTTCTGCCACCTTGTTTGCTTTGGAAAGGACGGTATTTAATATATGAAATCTATTTCCATTGATACAGAAACATTTTCAAGTGTCAATCTTCAGAAGTCTGGCGTTTATCGTTATGCCGAGAGTGATGATTTTGAAATTCTGTTGTTTGGCTATTCAGTAGATGGCGGAGAGGTAAAAGTTGTAGACATTGCCTACGGTGAGAAGATCCCAGCTGAAGTTCTATTTGCATTAGAAGATGATGATGTAACAAAGTGGGCTTTTAATTGTATGTTCGAGCGTGTTTGTTTATCAAAATGGCTTAACTTTCCCCCTGGAGAATATCTTGACCCCGCATCATGGAAATGCTCCATGATATGGTCGGCATATATGGGACTTCCTCTTTCCCTTGAGGGTGTTGGTGCTGTTTTAGGATTGGAAAAACAAAAGCTAACAGAGGGCAAAGACCTCATCAGATATTTCTGTTCACCTTGTTCTCCTACAAAATCAAACGGAGGTCGTATCCGTAATCTGCCGGAACATGACATGGCAAAGTGGGAGCGTTTCAAATCATATAACCTCCGTGATGTGGAAACTGAGATGTCGATACAGCAGAGACTGTGCAAATTCCCTGTACCGGAGAATGTCTGGGAGGAATATCATCTCGACCAAGAGATTAATGACCGTGGCATTGCCATTGATATGACCTTTGTGAAACAGGCTGTTGCCATTGATGAACATTCCCGTGAAAAGCTGACGGTTCTAATACAAGACATGACCAATCTGGATAATCCAAACTCGGTGCAGCAGATGAAAGGTTGGCTTGCCGATAACGGACTGGAAACAGACACCCTTGGTAAAAAAGCGGTTGCTGAGATGTTAAAGACAGCACCTGAACCGTTGGGTGCAGTGTTGGAACTTCGTCAGCAGCTTGCCAAATCATCGGTCAAAAAATATACGGCGATGGAAAATGTGGTATGTCATGACGGCCGTGCTAGAGGGATGTTTCAGTTTTATGGAGCCAATAGAACCGGCAGATTTTCCGGCAGACTGATTCAATTGCAAAATCTCCCTCAGAACCATATGCCCGATTTGGAACAGGCTCGTGCCTTGGTTCGCAGCGGAAACTTTGATGCCCTTACCCTCCTGTACGATTCTGTGCCGGAGGTGCTGTCAGAACTTATCCGTACTGCCTTTATACCCCGTGATGGTATGAAGTTCATCGTTGCGGATTTTTCAGCGATTGAGGCTCGTGTTATTGCATGGCTTGCAGGCGAAAAATGGAGAACGGAAGTATTCCAAAACGGTGGTGACATCTACTGTGCGAGTGCCGCTCAGATGTTTCATGTACCTGTGGAGAAACACGGAGAGAACGGGCATCTCCGACAGAAAGGCAAAATTGCGGAACTTGCACTTGGCTACGGCGGATCTGTCGGAGCGTTGAAAGCAATGGGTGCTTTAGAGATGGGGCTTGCAGAAGATGAACTTCAGCCTCTGGTAACGGCTTGGAGACAGACCAATCCCAATATCACAAAACTCTGGTGGG